CTTGATAACTCGGAGCAAGTATCTACAAAGAAATAATGCTTTGCAAAAATTCTTTGTAGATACTCGCGCGCCAAAAACACTCTTTTTCATCCCCGAAGGGCCAAAGGGAGGGGTTAAAGGGGAACCGTAGGTTCCCCTTGCGTAAGATAAAAAAGAACATTGTCCTTTCTTATGTTATATTTCCTGTTTCTTTTTCTTTGCAATGGATAACATTTTTTTTATTGCTTGTATTATTTCTCTCGTCTTTCTCGTTTTTAAATTCATTGAGATGCGATTTGTGGATAAAGAAAGTAAACCATTGAAATATTTGATTCGCGATACTTTGTTGGTTTATGTAAGTGTTATTTTAGGATCTTTTGTCTTAGATCAATTAAGACCCGTATTAAATGAAGTCGATGGAATGACGGGAGGCGGACCTCCTGCTGTATTTGTAGACAATCCTTCCTTTTAGTAGGGGGACGTACGTCCCCCCTACGACCCCCACCTTGTTAAAATCGTTAGCTTTTTGGCGTGCAGGTATATACAAAGAAAAAGACAATAATATTTGCTTTGCAAAATATTATTGTAGAAATTGTTGTCTATATGCTGCCCAATTTAATTAAGTAAAAAAGCGATGTGGGGGTCGTAGGGGGGACGTACGTCCCCCTACCGACCAGTCCATACTTTTACCACAGGACGTATTACCTTTTTATCTTTCAAATGTTCTTCATATTCTTCAAAAGTATACCCCCAATTCATATATTGAGTAATATTTCCAAAAATCGATTTCAAATAAAGTAACTGTTTAAAATGATGACAGAAAAGCGTACCCATAATTCTCTCTAAACAACAACGATCTGCTCGACAATGAACTTGATTTAACATATTGAAAAGATTGTAATAATTCTGTAGATAAGCCAAAAAACGATGATTAATAAAGCTTTGAACCCCGAAACACCCCATCCATTTTTTCTTATTCATTCCTAAAATCATATCCTCGCTCATATTTATCTTTTTCTCAATTTGATAATTATTTTTCATACTGTGAATAATTCGATTGGTATTATGAATATTTTCCTTATCTGGTTGAAAATGCCATAAAGGAATAACAGGGGTACCCATTAATTTTTCAAAATTGATTCGTTTATGAAAAAATACACTGTCGTGAATAATTACCGCGTTTTCAAAGAAATGACGTTTATAAAAATAATAATAAGGTAACAATTCGCCTCTTCCCGGAAACTCACTTTGAATGATTTCTACATTTTTATAAGGATACTCTTCTTTTACTAAATCTTGATTACTATTATCATCAATGACAACTATTTTCTTATAAGGATAAAATCTTCGAATACATCGAACGGCTTCATTCCAGTATTTATTTGTTTTCTCCGAATTTACGTGTCGTGTAATAATAAATCCATAAGAAGAGTTCTTTTTTATTAATTGATTGATATCACTCATAAATCTTATTGATATTTTATTATATACAAAAGAATTTATTTTTCTTTTCTTTTCTTTTCTTTTCTTTTCTTTTCTAGTATTTGAAAAATAAAAAAGGAAAAAGTTTAAAAAATCGGTAATTCATCAATATTGAAAACCTTGGCTTTTCCCGGAATTGTTTTTCTAGTTGTAATAAATTTTTTAAATTCTTCTCTCATTAATTGTGCCTGAGGTATATGATGATGAACACAACGTGCAATCATTTTATATAATTTAAAATCAGGATATCTCTCATCGCCATTATTTTTATATAATACATTCACTCCTTTATCATCTAAACACCATTCAACAATTAATCGTAGAATTGGTGTACAATTATCCAAATCCTGTATTTGTTTAAAATCATCTACTACATAATCAAAGATCGAACACGCTAAACGGCATAAATCAAAACTGTAATTGGGTTCAATACGCTGTTTCTTATCATTGAAATAAGGTTCGGTATTATATTGAGTTGACGCATCCCCTCCATCTTCAAAGCTGTCACTACAAAATAATTTTCCGTCAAAATGGTAAATACTTCTTCCAAAATCAATAATTTTAAAAATTCTTCCAAAAGTTGGTACTTTGTAGTAAATACCTTCATAGCAGTAATAAAGGAATTTTTGTTCGGTTTCAATATACATTATGTTATTCGTATGTAGATCGTTATGTGTAAAAGAAAAGGTTTTTTGAAAAGTAATCAGTATCATAATTACTTGCATTAACGCAGAAAACCATTGTTCTTCGGTCAAATCATCTTCAATAATTAAATCGTCTAACGTACTCAAACAATTTTCCATACAAATGACTTGAACTGGGAATTGAGGAAAAGTAACTTTTACTTTTTCTTCCGTAAAATCTTCTTCTTCCTCTTCATCATCCATCGTTTCATAATCATTATCATCTTCTTCTTCGAAGTTCTGAACCGTATCTTCACTATCACAATCAGATTCCAATTCATTTTCAGACGAATTTATCATCAAATTATCTCCTTTTGAAACATCAGTATGAGAAGTTCTAGAAGAACAAGACGAATGTGATTTTAAAGAAGTGATTTTATCATTCTCATTCTCATTAAAAATCTTATCAAAACCTTGATCAAATTCAATGATTTTTTCATCCATTCTTTCTCCAAACTCTTCTATCACAAAGGATTCTTCCGATTCCAATAATTCATCTACAAATAAATCAATATTACATTCCGTAACATCAATATTCAATTTTGATTTTTTAATTTGACTATTTATACTTTCATTATCTTTACAACTGGTATCTTCCAATAAATGTTCATAATCATCAATTTGAAATAATACATTTTTGTTTTTTGTAAAAAAATCGGATTCTAATAAATATTCGATATCATCCAACACATCAATTTGATAATTATTTTTAATGGATAAAAACGATCCATAATAATCTACTCCGTGAATAAAATTATATTGATGGATTAACAAACTGTTCAAGTATAAGAAAAAACTGTCAATGTACGCTGCATTATTTGGAGTCGTATATTTTTTCATCGTATTTTCTTCGGTGGATTGTAAATTCGGTAGAGAATACAACTTCTCATCTTTTACATTGTATTTACCTATCAAATATTTAAAAGGGTCTAATAAAGGTGCCAATTTGAAAAAAACTTCTCTCACTTCTCTTTTACCGATTTTCTTTTCCTTCTTCTCTCCCTCTTCTTCTTCTTCTAAATTCTCTAAAAAACATTCATAAATGTTTTCCTCCTTTTTCTCCTTTATATCCGAAAGATACAAAGGATGATTCAAATTAATATGATTGTAATTTTTTTCACTTAATTTAAAGAAACGATTATAAATCGGGATATAATTTTGTGTTTTAGAGAGAAAAAGATTCTCTTGATTTTCTAAACTCTTGAAAAGTTTTTGATTCTTTCTTTTTTGATAATTGATCTTTATCATTAATATTTACAAAATATATAAATTAAAGCGGATTCTAACGCTGGGTAGGGGGACGGAAGTCCCCCCTACAACCCCCTCCTTGTTGTATTGGATTGTTAATACGGCGCGGGCTCTACAACCATTTCTACAAAAAAATATTGCGAAGCAAACATTTTTTGTCATTTTCTTTGTAGATACTCGCGCGCAGAGTTATTTAAGATTCAACAAAATAAAAAAGCAAGGAGGGGGTCGTAGGGGGGACTTCCGTCCCCCTACTATTCGTAAGAAATCATCGATTCTTTTTCTAAGGAAAATATAATAAATTTCATTTCATTTCCTTTCTTTCCGTAAATAAATGACTTTAGAACTGAAAAAATTCGATATGAAAAACATTAGTTTCAAAGCCAATGAAGCCAAAGGTCCGGTTGTCGTGTTAATCGGTCGTCGTGATACTGGTAAAAGTTTTTTAGTGAGAGATCTACTCTATTATCATCAGGATATACCCATTGGTACCGTTATTTCAGGTACGGAAGAAGGAAACGGGTTTTATAATAAAATGGTCCCCAAACTCTTTATTCACAATGAGTACAATACGGCCATCATTGAGAATATCTTAAAGCGTCAGCGTAGTGTCTTGAAACAAATCAAGAAGGAAATGGAAACGTATAAACGGTCAACGATCGATCCGCGTACTTTCGTTATTTTAGATGATTGTCTTTACGACGCGACGTGGACTCGGGACAAAATGATGCGTCTTCTCTTTATGAATGGGCGGCATTGGAAGATCATGATGATCATTACAATGCAATATCCATTGGGAGTACCTCCGACGTTAAGAACCAACATTGATTATGTATTCATTTTGAGAGAACCTTATATTGCAAATCGAAAGCGTATTTATGATAATTACGCGGGAATGTTCCCCACCTTCGAATCTTTCTGTCAAGTAATGGATCAATGTACCGAAAACTACGAGTGTTTGGTGATCAATAATAATGCAAAGTCGAATAAATTACAAGACCAGGTTTTCTGGTATAAGGCAGAGGCACATAACGATTTTCGTCTTGGCTCCAAAGAATTCTGGGAACTGTCAAAAGGTATGAATAGTGACGACGAAGACGAAAAATATGACCCGGGAAATGTGAAAAAACGCGGTCAAGGACAAAAAATCAGTGTTAAAAAGACGACTAAATGGTAACGATAATTAGATCATATATCGTAACAAATAAATTTAATATTTTTTGAGTTTTTACAAAGGGTACAAACAATACTATATACCCTTTTGGTTTTTTACAAAAGGGTATAAATTTTCTTTATACCCTTTTGTAAATTATTTATTGAATAAAAAACAATATAAATAGAAGGGTATATTTATTGTATAATATACCCTTATGGAAATTGTAAAACAATTTACCTCCAACGACCTTCATACAGATATTGCTATTAAAGGTACTTATGAAAAACCATTATTTCGTGCAAGTGATATTGCTTTAATTTTAGATATAAAAACAATAAATATGACAATACAGAATTTTAATGAAACAGAAAAAACATTAATTCAATTATCAACCAATGGTGGATTACAACCAATAACATTTCTTACAGTAAAAGGATTATATAAATTACTTTTTCGTTCAAAAAAACCCATTGCAGAAAAATTCCAAAACTGGGTTTGTGAAGTTATTGAAGAAATAAGACTCAATGGAAAATATGAACTGGAGAAACAACTTCAAGAAAAAAATAAAGAATTGGAAGAAAAAGAAAACGAAAAAAAGAATTTGGAAGTAAAACTTATGGAAGAAAAACAAAAAAAGAAATCATTGAGTGTTCCTAGTATTTATATTTATAATACCGATGTTCAATGTCATCCTCCAGAATTAAAAATAGGTATTTCCAATGATTACATTAAACGAATCCAACCTTATAAACAAATCTGTAAAAATGGGAAATTAGAATTGGTGATTGAATTATTTGATGTCAATATGAAAAGTTTGGAATATCATATTCATAGTTTACTTTCCATCAATCGTGTAAAAGATGAAGTATTCAAAATGGATGTCGAAGAAGCCAAACTGATTATTTTAGATGTAGTTGATTTACTGAAAACTTGTCAAATCCTTGACCCGACCGAGAGACAACTAAAAGTCAAAAAACGATTTGAATCTACAACGGAACAAAGAGAAGCGAGAGAGAAAAAAATATCTCAAAATACGATTGCTACACAAACAGATTATGACCCCGAAGTATTTTTATCGATGCCTCTTATACAAAAAGATACGGAATTGAAAAGTAAGTTTAAAGAATTTATACAATCTCATTGTATTGTTCGTGAAGATGTAGAAGTATCCACTAAAAAAATAATAGGTCAATATCGTTTATGGAGTAAGAACGATAAAAAAGAAATTACTACTGCGTTCAAAGATTATTTAGATCGAAAATTCAAATATACGAGATTAAATACGCAAAATCAAAATCAGGTTGTGAATGGTTATGTGGGTATTTGTTTGAAAGAAATCGTGTACCAGAAAAATGTTTTATCAAGTGGTGCTCAAACTTTTTTATTTGAAAGATGTATTTTTTCGCCAGATAAAACGGTTTTGTATAAAGATTTGGTGGAAGAATACATTTTATGGAAAAAAAATGTTTCCAAAGAAGAAACCAAAAATGAAGCGAATGAAATTCGCGATTACTTGAAAAATTGTGATTATGTTTTTTATAGCACGGTCTGGTCACTTAAGGGAGGAGGACAAGGATATTATGGATTAGGTTTAAAAACCGAAGAAATCAACTATAAAAAAACTTCTTCTACTGGAAAACAAGTGGAAAAAAGAAAAATAAATACGAATGAATTGTTGGGAACGTGGGAAACGATTGCCAAAGCAGCAACCGTTGAATGTATTTCAGCTGCTAAATTAAGTTTGAGTATTCGAAACAAAAGAGTTTTTAATAATGATTATTACTTCCAGTTTTTAGAAAGTGGACTAATTTAAGATAGAAAATTATTTTATTTTTATTAAAGATTTACCTTCGCTTATAATATTATATTTTTTAGACAATTCTTTGTTTTTATCAATAAAACAATCAAAACACAAATTTAGTTCTTTATGATCATACGATATTTTATTATAATCATATCCTTTATTACAACCGCCTATACAAACATCAGATTCAATATCATCGCCTTTTGATATATTTTCTAACCAAAACGATTTTTTTAATAATTCTTTTAACGTTTTTTTTCTATCTTCAAACTTTTTAGTTTCTTCCAACCGAAATTGTTTATCTTTTGAATATTCCATAAAAAAACTACAAGGATCTTCATTGATATCAAATTGTTCCTTGAAACCTTCCCACATATTTTTTTTAGCACATCTAAAAAATAAATAATTTTTATCTTCATTCTTTTTAATATCACACGGAAGACCACATTTACAAATAGGCAACTCTTTTACATAATAATTTATAGGAAACTTATATTCAATAAATCGTGTATATTTACCACCTCTTATTTTTTGCCAATGATCCTTTTGGTTAATCATCAAACATTCGGTTATGTTATTTTCTGCCTCCAAATTATCATAATCGTATTCTACATTATCATTAAAATTTTTCAATAACCACTTATCATAACCGTTTTCATTATGTATTGTATAATTATTATTAATGGTATCTATTACATTACTATTATATTCAAAAAATTTCCCCAAAGTATTTACTTTATAAATTGCTACAATTCCTTCTGGTCTATAAATCGATGTATTTAGACCACCACATCCGTCATTATGTTCCCAAAATCTTCTATATAATCTGGTTGTCTCTCCAACATAATAATAATTATCTTCACACTTTAATATATAAACCCACTTCATAATACTAATATAAATCATAATATTTATATTAGTTAAAAATTATTCTTTACATCTACATTTCCATCGACTACAATTTATACAAAACAAATTATTATTATATATTCTTAATTCATATTTCGGAGTTTCGCATATACATAAATTTATTATCATAATCCCACATTTACATTCTTCTCGCATTTTTTCTTGTTCCTCTTTTCGAATTCTTTCTCGTTCTTCTTTTTGTTTTAATGATTCTCTCCGTTTTCTCTCTTGTTCTTTTATTAAATATTCATTTTCTAATTCTTGTCGTCTTTCATATTCTAATCTCCATTTTCTTTTTTGTTCTTTTAATAAACATTCATTTTCTATTTTTTGTCTTCTTTTATTTTCTAATTCTTCTTCATACTCAAGACAAAAATCACATTTATAATTTCGTATGCATTCAATAGTTATATTTCCTTCTTCATCGATAATTTCACCAGAATTAATTTTATGAATTAAATCTTCGGCATTTATTTCGAACCAAGGTTCAGGTCTATTTTCTTCTTTTGTTTTATTCTTGTAACATATTTCAAAAATATATTTTATTTTATCGTTTTCGATCAATGCTACATCCGCACTTCGATTTGAATCGTTATAATAAAATTTATATTCAATTACCGCTTTTGTATTTTCATTATAATCCTCATCATTCCAAATATCATAATGTTTGCACTCCGTATAACAACAATTCCTTTGTTCGCAATAATTACAATCTCTATGAATAGAAATATTTTTTTTATTATCTAATAATGATTTCATTAACATTTTCGCGTCTTTATGTATTTGGGTTTCACTTGGTTTATCATAATAATAACACGGATTGTCTGATTTATAATGTGCAAAATGAGGTTGTTTTATTAGACCTTTTTTAAAAATTACATCTTTTTCACAAGCAGGACATTTATATTTATTTTTGTTATTTGCTATTCTAGGATATTCATAAGTATCTGTATTTTTATTTATTGCACCCATCGAAAAATGATAAGACATATTTTATAATGTCTTATCATATAGTATTTAAACTAAAGAATCAATATAAAAACTTCTAGGATAGGAGGGATCATAAGGGAACCTGGGTTCCCTTAACCCCTTGTAACGAATGGCCCACTCACTAATTCACTCTGTCCATAATCCGTTTTTCCTGTAATAATATTGTCGCCTTCAAATAATTCCGCGCGAATATCTGCCGCAGAAATCTCCTCATTTGCATTTTTATCTGTATTAAATGTATTTTCACCACCAGACAAATTATTAACACCTACCAAATTTCCTTCTTCATCAATGGTTTGTGTCAAAACATTTCCAGTCTTCTCCGCCTTTTGAATATTCTCTTCAATCGCTTTTTGACGCGTTTCTTTCAAACGTTTTTCGAATTCCATTTTGGCATTCGTTTCGTTCTTTGTCTTTTCGTGCATCAATTGATTTAACTCCTCTTCCATATATTCCACACTTCCAGTCTTGTATGGCTCTGGATCCCAAGGAAGCCATAGTCCGACTTCTCCTACAAAAATATTATGATTCGGATCTAATTCTCTCAACATTTTACAACGAAGTTCGGCTTCTTCCTTGGTAGGATAACTACCGCGTACCTTAAGTCCACGGATAGTCGTTTGAAAATTATGTTCCAAATTGAAATTCTTCTCTAATTCTGCTTCACTTGTATCCAAGAAATTCTTATAATCATCTTCCAAACAAGATTTCATAATATTTTCTTTTTCCTCCTCAATAAATCCTTTAAAGTCATCAATAACATCATCAAATTTTAATTTGTATTTGTAAGAAATAAAATTCAAAAATTGATGGAATTTTTCCATTGATTTATTCATATCCCATTTCTTTAGGAATTGTTCAAAAAAATACAATTCTTTTTGTTTTAAGATATTTTCTGGCGAAACAAAAGAAACACATACAAATTTTTGTCCGGCGATAGGCTTGTCTTCTTCTAACAAATCAACATATTTAGGATTTGCATTTCCCTTTTTATCGGTTTTTTTCTCATAACTCTTTGATTTTGTGCTAGTCATATTTATTTAGTTTATTGTGTTTCTTTTAAGTAATTATTATTGATAATTATTAAATCCACTTTTTAGAAAAAAGTGGAGCAAAAATCTCTTTTAGAAAATCTACTTTATATTTATCTTATTTATCTATTGATATTTATACCTTTTTTTCTTTGGTTTTATTATAAATGAACGGTTTAGTTAACATCAGTGAATTAGTCAAAAGAATTATCAAGTATTTAGTCGAAGGTTTAATGGTTGCCATTGCTGCTTTTGCCATTCCAAAGAGATCTTTGAACATTGAAGAAATTGTCTTGATCGCTCTTACTGCCGCGGCAACATTCAGTATCCTAGATACTTATATCCCATCCATGGGTATGAGTGCACGTACAGGAACCGGCTTTGGGATTGGCGCGAACATGATAAAATTCCCAGGGGGATTTTAATGAGACCATACATCGTAACAAATAATTATAAAAAATATCAAAAATAAATTTATGGTAACATAAAACACTATTTTATATGATTCAACAAAATGATATAAAAATTTAATATTATAAAATAAGAATGGATGAATTAATAAAAGAAAATGAAACTTTGAGAGAAAAAATAAAATTATTAGAGGAAGAATTAAATGAAACAAATGAACATTTAAAAAAATATACTGCACCTTCAAGAAATAAAAATTATTATCAAAATCATAAAGAAATAATTATAGAAAAGGTTAAAAATAATCCTATTGACCCAGAAAAAAAGAAAGAATATAATCGAAATTCTTATTTACGAAGAAAGAAAAAAATACAAAATGAAATAATTAAGATTTAATGCGCAAAAATACTTAAATGTAAATCTTTAGTAATATAAAATGAAATATAATATTCAAAATTTAGAAAACTATTGCCAAGAAAATAATATTTTATTGATAACGGATTATACAAAAAATAATATAAATCGAGAAAGTTATTTGGAAGGAAAATGTAAAACTGAAAATTGTATTTTTAATTTCAATAAATGTTTTCGACAACTGGTAAAAATAGGACCTTATTGTCCGGATTGTTCTATTAAAAGAGGGAATGAAAAAATTAGAGAACAAAAATGTAAATATGATTATAAAATGTTAATCGAATTTTGCCAAGAAAATAAAATTATTCTTACCGAAGATTATTCTTCTATTTTTGTAAATCGAGACACAGCTATTAAAGGAAAATGTAAAACTGAAAATTGTAATCATAATTTTGGAAAATCTTTTAGAATGTTATTGAAATTAAAAGATTATTGTGCGAGTTGTTGTAAAGAATTAGGAAAGGAAAAAATAAAAAATACAAATATAGAAAAATTTGGATGTGAAAATGCAATGCAAAATAAAGAAGTACGAGAAAAATTAACGAATTCAATCATCGAAAAATATGGAGTTTCTCATATTTCCAAATTAGATAGAATTAAAGACCAAAAAAAAGAAAAAAGTATTGAAAAATATGGCGTAGAATATCCACTTCAATCCCCAAAAATAAGAGAAAAGATTGTAAATACGAATATTCAAAAATATGGTTCTGAAAATCCTATGCAAAATAAAGAAATAAGAGATAGAGTACAAAAAACTGTTCAAGAACGTTATGGAGTAGATTATTCATGTCAAAGTCAAATAGTAAAAAATAAAACGATAGAAACGAATATGAAAAATTATGGTGTTTCATATCCTATACAAAATGCTGAATTTTCAGAAAAACATCTAAAATCGTGCTATAATATTAAAAAATATACATTACCTTCTGGTAAAATCATTGATTATCAAGGTTACGAGAATTTTGCGTTCGATGAATTATTTCAAAAAGAAAAAATCGATGAAAAAGAACTAATAATAAGTCGTAAAGATGTTCCTGTAATATGGTATAAAGATAAAACAGGCAAAGAGAGACGACATTTTGTAGATATGTATTTACCTTTACAAAATAGATGTATTGAAGTAAAATCTACTTGGACGAATCAAGAAAAAAATAATGTATTAGAAAAAAAAGAGGCAGCTGAAAAATTAGGTTATATTTATGAAATATGGATCTATGATAAAAAGGGCGTCAAATCTACATCCACTTTTTAGAAAAAAGTGGAGCAAAAATATAAGTCAAAAATTTATTTAGTATTTATAAATAAATTTTTATTCAATTTCACTTCATTTCATATTTAGATTTTTGCTCTACTTTTTTCTAAAAATGTATAGATAATTGCCTTCTTACATATTCTTCACTACAATCCATTAATTCTGCAACTTTTCGATTTGAACGAATTTTATTAAATTGTGAATCATATTTTAAATAAAAAATACGTTTTTGAAAAGGTGTTACGTCCGATGAATGATTGATTTTGTACCACATTTCTTCGTACGTTTCTTTGTCTACAATGGATTGCAAAATTACGTTTTCATTATGATTTAGATTTTTATCAATCAACCAATCATCTTTTCCTATAAACTTGGTATTTAATAATTTATTATGCAACATTTTTCTCATAAATAGTGCCTTTTTTTCAGTTGTTATTGCATTTTCGAATCTTTGTAATTCAAGTTCTTTGTTATCACCGTGCGAAGGTACAAAATCAATGAAAAAAAAATTTTTCTTTTTCATCCGTTCTCTCTTTGAAATGGAACAAATTGGGTATAAATCGGTTAACCCCTTGAATAATTCACTATCTATATATAAATTCATATAAGGATAAAAATGATATTGTGGATTGTATTTTTCAATCGCTTTATGTAATCCTATTTTGGAATATAAAGATAGTTCAGCGAGAGAAATATCACGACATTTATGTGTATGAAATTTTTTGAATTGATATGCTTTCCAATAAGCCATTTTTTCATATTTTTTATACAAAATATGTTGAACTTTCTTTTTTATTAACGGAGGGGTGTCTTTATGTTTTAATATATTTTTGATATGGTTCCATTGTTCATTTGTAAGTTTGTCCGCGACTTGTACTTGATAAGTTTGCAAAGGTTTGTACTGATAACTGGAGACAACGCCAAAGAAACAACAAGACAAAAAAAGTAACCACATATATTAATTATATGCGAATTTTTTATACCTTTTTAGAATATGATTTTTATGGACCCTTACTTAATATTTAGCAAGGAGGGGGTCGTAGGGGGGACGTATGTCCCCCTACCTAAATGGTAGGAATAAATTCCCAATCCAATTCTTTACATATTTTCTTCCAAATCACATCCTGTTCCACAATTTTATCACGGTCTTTCAACATCGGAAAATGCGGTAAGTAATATTTCTCATCCAATAATTCGCATAATTTATACGCCGTATAATAATAATTCAAAAAATTAACACGATCATCTGGACAAAATTTCGAATAAGGCGCCTGTAATTCGATAAAAATATTACATAATGTCTCTTCCAATTCTTGGGACATTACTGGTGGTTTAATACCCAATTTATCTTTGATAAAAGGAATATGTTCATAATATTTATTATATCCCAGTTTTTTCAATATTTCTTTGGTTTTCACATTGGTAATTTGGTCCAATTGAATTCTCTCCTTTTTAATTTGCAATTTTATATTTTCAATGACTTCTGGCGGGATTTGTGTCGTTTCTTTTCCTTGAAATTGTGCCAATATTTCTTTGAAATGATTAATACGTTTATAAGCATAAAAACATATTTCTTTTGGAGGTTCTTTATAAGAAGGTTTTTCATTTTCAATTAAATAAGGAATGGTACGTGAACACATATTACATATTAATAATCCGTCATCCTCCAAAGGAATCAATTCACCTTTGTAGCAATATTGACAAATATCAGTAGGATAAACAAACGAATTCATATCGATAAAGGTTTCATCTACATTATTAAAATATTTTTGAACACTGTTATTTAGAACATTATTTCTGCCATTATAAAAAGGATTCGATTGTTTTTCTTGTTCTTCTTTAGTTTCATCTGTTAATGTTGGGTCCTCTCTTTTAATTTTAAATATTTTTTCAATGGCCTTATTTTTCGTAGTAACAGTATTATTCATTGAATCTTTTCCACTAGAAATATCCTTTTTATTTTCAAAATAATCGAAAATATATTTAGAATTATCTAAAAAATACTCTTTTTTTTTATTTTTCATATTTTTAATTTCCATTTTTAGGTTTTTCAATTGATCGATCATATCCAATTGTTCTTCTAAGGAAGAATTTGATTTTTCCAGTTTTTTCTTTAATAATTCTTTTTTTTCAATCAGTTTAGGTATTTCTTCGTTTTCATCTTTATCAAACTCATTCAAGAATTCTCGATGTTTTCCGTCGATGGTAACCGCATTTTTTTTGGTAATTTTGATTTGTTTTGTATTTTTTGGTTTAAAATTAGGCATTTTTTATATTTTGGATAGTAATACATTCATATCTTTTTTATTATTTAATTCATTATTTGTAAAATTCATTATTTGTAAAATGTATTTTATTAGTATAATTATTCTTTCTTTTATATTTGAATTTACTAAAAATAAATTATTTACTAGAAAATGGAAAGTCATATTATTATTGATAAAATAAATACCGAAAAACTAGAAGTAGATCATATTAAATTTCAGAAAATGTTGCTCATTTTTAATGCATTGAACGAAGGATGGACCATTAAAAAAAGAAACGATTCTTATATTTTTGTGAAAACCCACGAGGGAAAAAAAGAAGTTTTTTTGGATAGTTATTTGACCAAATTTATGAAAACCAACTTGGATTTGTCTAAATTACTTTAAATTTATTGGTTTTTAAAATACAGTGTTATCATATAAGGTTACAAATAAATAAAAAATATATTATTTATTATTTATTATAGATAAAAATGAAAGAATCGGAATCGATCCACTTATTTTTTATTAAATGTAACAAATCTTAAAATTTTTTTCTTTAGTGATATTATAAAAAAAAATGGGAGGTGGACTCATGCAATTAGTGGCCTATGGCGCCCAAGATGTATACCTTAAAAACCTGTAGGGTAGAAAAACGTCGGGGAATATCGAAAAAATAAGATATTCATAAAGCCCTTTGTGGATACTTCTTTAGAAAAAAGTACCACTGACGTTAATCAGGGAAATGGATAATATAAATCCATTTGAAAAACCCTGGTGAGAAAATCAAACTGCTTGAAACCCCTAAAGCTTATTCTACTAAACAATTTTTGTGAGAAAATTGTGGCCAAGACAAAAAACTTGGGTAAAGTAATAATGAATAAGATGATATTACTCCAAAAAGAAATAAAATTGGAAATAGAAATGGGCAATGAGCATCCAAGCTTCTTTGACTAAAATATTTGTAACAATATAAAAAATAAATAGGATATAATATAATGATGATGGAAATAGAAGAAAGAATATGTGAGAAATGTACACATAGCAAACCAATGGATAAATACCGAAAATACTGTGAAAATTCATATTCAAAAATATGTAAAAATTGTTCGAATGAAATGGATAAAATAAGAAAAAAAAATCTTAGACAAAAAAAAGCAGAAACTTTTTTAGCTCAATGTGAAAAATGCAAGGAAGAAAAAAGATTAAAAGATTTTTCCAAGCTTAAAAAATTTTACAAAAAAAAGATTTGTATTTCTTGTTATCCTGAATTTTTGAAAGAACAAAAAACAGAATGGTGTAGAAAAGAAAGTAAGAACAATATGAATTATCGATTAAAAAAATCGATTGCAGCACGTTTAAGAACGGTTCTTATTAAAAACGATTCTACAATGAATTATATCGGTTGTAATATTCAATATTTGAGAGAATGGTTTGAATATAATTTTACATCAGAAATGAATTGGGACAATTATGGTTCCTATTGGTCCATTGATCATATTATACCTGTATGCAAATTTGATTTGTTTTTGGAAGATGAAAAGTTAAAATGTTGGAATTGGTCAAATTTAATGCCAGTCACCATAAAATTTAATTCATCCAAAAAAGAAATTGATCAAAATCAAATTCATTATATTTTGAAACAAATAGAAAAATTTAAAGAAGAAGGTTCAACGACTAAATGGTTTTCGGAAGAATTTATATTAAAGAAAGAAATCGCAGAATTAAAACTGAATGCGTCTATAAATTCTTTGTAAGATATAGTCTAATCCTTATTGAAAAATAAGGTAGAGGAAATGTACAGGTAACCCTCAAATTACTTTCTGGAAAGTAACCTATCGTAGATATACAAATTTTGCAATTGAATCCATTGAACAAACATTCAATGGACAAGCTGATTTCGGACGTCGTGTCCAATGTGTCATCAGTCGTAACGGTGATTTAGCTTACCGTACCTATTTACAAGTAACACTTCCAGAAATCAACCAACTTATGGGTGTTGGAACATATATCGCTGGACAAGGAACAGGAGTCTATGCCCGTTGGTTAGATTTCCCTGGGGAACAATTAATCGCCCAAGTTGAAGTTGAAATTGGAGGTCAACGCATTGACCGTCAATATGGTGACTGGATGCACATCTGGAATCAACTTACCATGACCAGTGAACAACAACGTGGTTATTTCAAAATGGTTGGTAACACCACCCAACTTACTTTCATCACTGATCCATCTTTCGCTGAAGTCGATGGACCTTGTGACTCTTTAGCACCACGTCAAGTTTGTGCTCCAAGAAATGCTCTTCCTGAAACCACTCTTTATATTCCTCTTCAATTCTGGTTTTGTGGTAACCCAGGACTTGCATTACCTTTAATCGCTTTACAGTATCACGAAGTTAAAATCAATCTTGATATCCGCCCTATTGATGAATGTTTATGGGCAGTTACTACCTTAAACTGTAACACCAACCCTTACTCAGGTCTTTCTGGACAAAGTGCTCCTGGACGTCCAGTTCCTGCCACCATCGCATACAATCAATCCATTGTTGCTGCCTCTTTATACGTTGATTACGTCTTCTTAGATACTGATGAACGTCGTAGAATGGCACAAAACCCTCACGAATACTTAATCACCCAACTTCAATTCACTGGTGATGAATCCGTCGGTTCATCTTCCAACAAAATCAAGTTGAACTTCAATCACCCTTGTAAAGAATTAATCTGGGTCATCCAACCAGATCAAAACGTCGATTACTGTTCTTCCCTTGTTTGTGATTCCCTTCTTTTCAAGGTTCTAGGTGCCCAGCCATTCAACTATACAGATGCCATTGATGCTCTTCCTAACGCCATCCACGCTTTCGGAGGACCTCACGCTACTGCTGATGATCTTGTTTCTCAAGAAAAATTTGGTGGATACATCAATTCCGAAGGTCTTTTCCAAGATGCCGGTGCTGAAGATGCATATATCCCATCCAATTACACTGGATACTGGAACGGTCCTAATGATCCTTACAATCAACCTGGATTCGGTGGACCTGCTGTTCCTCAAGTTGCTGGAGGTGATTATAAACCTAACGGTGCTTATCTTGTTGATAGACACCCACACGATACTAACTCAAGTGTATCTGATGCAGGAACATTCGTTCTTACTGAAACATCTCTTGATATGCATTGTTGGGGACAGAACCCAGTTGTTACTGCCAAGTTACAATTAAACGGACAAGATCGTTTCTCTGAACGTGAAGGATCCTACTTCTCTTGGGTTCAACCATACCAATCCCATACACGTAGTCCTGATGAAGGTATCAACGTGTATAGTTTTGCATTGAGACCTGAAGAACATCAACCATCAGGCACGTGCAACTTTTCAAGAATCGATAACGCAACTTTACAGCTTGTTCTGTCTAACGCCACCGTTGAAGGAACCAAAACTGCCAAAGTACGTGTCTACGCTACCAATTATAACGTGTTAAGAATTATGAGTGGGATGGGGGGGTTAGCATATTCCAATTAGGCAGCATATATGGTGTTATTTATTTTTATATTTTTTAATAATTAAAATTATTGTTTTTAAATTATTAAAGCAAAAAACAATTTAAAGATATCACCCTTATTATTATTATTATAAAATGAGTATAGATATCATAAATCTTATAGAAAGTAATCCAATTACTAAATTAAATGGAGATTATAATTCAAAATTAATTGAAAAAGTCAAAAAAGTTTTCAATAATTACGAACAACAAATGTTTGTTGCTAGTTTTTATTGTTTTTTAAACTATGACTATAAAAATGATTTCATTATTGATTTAGACAACGTATGGAAATGGGTAGGATTTTCAAATAAAGCACATTCAAAACATTTATTAGAAAAAAATTTTATAATTAATAAAGATTACAAAATTTTGCTCACGAAACTGAGTGAGCAAAAAAATACGAGAGGGGGTCATAATAAAGAAATAATTATATTGAATATTGATACCTTTAAAAAGTTTTGCTTAAAAGCAGGAACTAAAAAGGCTGATGAAATGCACGATTATTTTATCAAATTAGAAGAGATACTACAAGAAATTATATTAGAAGAAAGTAATGAATTAAAATTACAATTAGAACAAAAGAATAATGAAATTGTTCAAATAGAAGATAAAAAGAAAAAAGAATATGAAGAAAAATTAGAAAAAACAAAGATTCTAGAAAGACAAAAAATATTACTGAAAGAATATTCAAGCATTGGTGCAATTGTTTATATTATAAAAGTAAAAACTTTGGAAGATGGAAAATATGTTGTAAAAATAGGTGAAAGTAGAAAAGGTATATTAAATCGTTACAATGAACATAAAAGTAAATATGATGAATGTTTATTACTTGATTGTTTTTTAGTTCAAAATAGTAAAGATTTTGAGAGTTTTTTACATAATCACGAACAAATCCGAGGAAATCGTATAAATGATTTAAAAGGACACGAAAAAGAGTTGGAATTATTTTTAATTGGTAAAAATCTTTCGTATCAAACAATAATAAACATTATTAATAATAATATTAAATTTTTCAATAATGATACACATAAATTGGAACTTGAAATTGAAAAATTAAAATTAATGATTGAAATGAAAGAAACCAGTAATGAAAATGAATTAATACAAGAAATAATAAAAACAGTAAAAGTTCTATCAAATAAAATAGATAATATTGAAAAATCAAACAAAGAGATATTAAACCATATTAACACATCTAAAATAAAAACTTCTACAGGATTTAATTCACCATTGATAAATTTAGGTCCTCGATTACAAAAAATTCATCCGGAAACGTTACAATTAATCAAAGTTTATGAAAGTGTTGCTGAATTAATGAAAGAAAATTCAAGTATAAAAAGACCTAGTATAAATAAAGCTATTATTGAAAATACTATTTATAACGGGTTTCGTTGGTTGTTTGTTGAGAGAGATTTAGACCCAACGATTATTTATAATATTTCTTCTACAAAAAAAACAAAAACACAGAATTTAGGTTATATTGCCAAATTGAATAAAGAAAAAACTGAAATTCTAAATGTTTATTTAGATAGAAAAACTGCTTCTCATTTTAATGGTTTTGAATCCGCATCCGCTTTAGACAACCCTGTTAAAAATTTTACTATTATTAATGGAAATTTTTATAAATTATATAATGATTGTGAAGAATCTCTTAAAAATGATTTCGAATTAAAATATCCATCTTTTCTTTTATATAAAAATGGGGTTGGACAATTTGATTTGGAAAATTATTTAGTGAAAGAATTTTCTTGCAAATATGAATGTATAAAATTACTTTCGATAAGTGATAAAACTTTAGCTAAAGCATTAGATAAAAATATTCCGTATAATGATTATTATTATAAAAATATTGGTAGCAAATTAAAATGCTTTTAAATACATATATATTTTTTGCTCTACTTTTTTCCAAAAAGTAGATAGAAAATTGATTCCAAAAATTCAAAATAACGTGAAAGAATATTCAAATACTTTCACGTAATTAAAAATGAGTTCCAAGCAAACGCAACAAAACAAAAAACAAAAATATCTTGTCCCCATCCAGTTCCAGTTAATACATACCAAAAAATCAAAAACGTATCTCGTAAATACGAATTGGACGATCGAAGAATTCATCCGTTTCATCAAATACCAACTCTATTTAGACGCGGATTATTACGGTGTTGATCTTGAAAAACAACAACAAATCGATTTTGTTCCTTGTTTTTCCAAATATTATTTTGATTTGACATCGTTTTACTTGAATGATTGTGAAAAATATGATCCATTAAAACCTTCCCCTGAATTATTCAAGGATTACTTTGACTATCACTATCCTTCTTCTTTTACGGTTTGTACCAAAGTATCCAATCCTTATTATCCTTATTACTATTACGCGAATTGAATATTCAGTGTCCTCAAATAAGTATGTAATCCAGCGTCTTGAATCGGTAATACGTATGCGTCTTTATCCGTCTCATTATGATGGGAATGCCATAATCCTGGTGGAGTAATAAAAATAGTTCCGGTTTCCCAGTAACATTTTACTGGTTTTTTTATTGTACCGTCTTCATTCAATTCTTCGCCAATTAAGGTATAAATACCTTTTTCTTTGTTCTCTTCTTTTTCTCCTTCGATTTTTGTGGGTGCTAAGATACAAAAATCCAACGCTACCGAATTATGACGATGTGGTTTTTGAACGGTATTTGCTGGCAATACGTTTAATAAAGACCATAATGTATGAGTAATGGTTTTACTGGAATATTCAGTTGCCTCATTTCCCAGTAAAATACCAAGTCGATTTAGATTCAATCCTTCATTGGCTTCGCGTATATCAGCCAACGAACTCCATAGTTTCTCTCTACTAAAAAAAGTAAGATGGAATTTTGGAATCTGTGAAACGACTCCTAAATATTTTAATAAAGGTTCGTCGGTTACCCAAAGAAGAACACTATCTTCAATCGCATTATGTTTCATAACGATGTCTCCCGGAACTACAAACAAATCCCCCTCTTTCCAATGAACAGTTTCACGATTTCCTTCTTCGCCATAAATCGTTGAAAATCCGACTCCTTTCACCACGTAAAATAATTGAGAGGTGGCGTTTGCAACGGTATTGATTTTCTCTCTTTCTTGGATTTTAATAAAAGAGGAAAGGAGAGAAGGAGAGGTCGCTTTATAGTCCGTTTCTAAAAAAATGGAATTATCAAAGGGAATGATTCGGGTTTCGCCTTCTTCATACAAAGAGGAATATTGGTAGGAGATAGGGACTTTACTTAGTAATGGATTGGATGCGCTTGTATATTCATAAATACGAACACCTTTGGTATTTTCAAAAGACATTTTGATTATTATATAATATAATTGAGAGAAATATTTTTATATCGATGAATCTCAATTGTTTATTTTATATTTTTTCAAAAAAAAAGTATAAAATTTAGGAATCATTATTTACTTTTCTATAACCCGAAGGGCCGTGATAGGTTTGCTGTCCGCTTCGCTTATGACTTTTTCAAAAGTAGTTTTGCTCCACTTTTTCTAAAAGTGGGTAAGTAATCGATTCATATTACGCACTTCTGGTTTGTCGGTATCTTCTGAAAACAATTTACGAATCTGTTCATCATCTCGAAATCGAATGGTATAATCTTGCTGAACATTACTACGCCCGATTCTCCCCATTGCTTGAATAATTTTCTCTTGCGTTAACTCCAAATCTTTACTTAAATAACCGTGACAAAACTGATAATTGGTTCCGTAAATATAATCACTCGAGGCAATAATCATATATAATTTCTGTTCATCCGCCAACCGTTTCATAATTTCAATATATCGGCCATTTCTTTTTTCTCCAGATTCCACGTTGCCATTCCCGTTCGCATTCGTATTACTAAACACCCCGATTCCCATCATCAATAAGATTTTCCAATTATCTTCCACTCCATTCAAAAGCATAATCTCATTAATCGTATCTTCTTCAATATGACTGGTAAATGCATTCTTCACATTCATTTCTTCGGCCCATTTTTTCAAATGATGGATTTTATTTGGAACAAAGGTATCGTTTAAACAAACACTACGGATCATATTTTTCAAGGAATTAATCTGTTCTTTCATTTGGTTCATCTTATTCGCTCCACCCAAAGGATTTGTGGAAGAAGACGTGCCTTCTTTACTTGATTCACGATTCTCTTTTTTTAATTTATGTCCGTCTTTGGAAGCCAAGGAAGAACTCGAATTGCTTTTCTCAGTCATAAATTCCAATTCTCGCTCCAATTCATCGATCTTCTCATTCAACGAATTATTGAATTCTATTTTTTTCATTATTTCATCCATTACTAAGGTCGGAATATTGGCTTGCTGAATATAAAATTTCGAGATTTTTTCCACATCATTCGCCAAAAAGATGGTAGGTCCATCCGTCAACGTATAAGCGTCTTTCGTTGTTACATAAACAGCGCAATTACCTACTCCAGTAGTAAGACCGCTAGTACTACTATTTATCACCTGTTTACTTAATTCGCCCGAATACGTATTATGGATTTTCATAAACGAAGTATCGCTATTTGAACGAATGATTGATTCTCCATCTAGATTGGTCGTGTTGTACAAACTGGAACCAATACTTACACTTTTTCTGGTGAAAGTGGATTCAATACTCATACTTTTTTGAGGAATTCGATTCCCCTTGGCATCCACAAAATTATTTGGAAGAATACGCTGTGTTCGATTCATTTTTAAATAAGTTACAATGGCACCCCACGTACCTCCTTTGATATTTTTCAGAAGTTTCAAATAATACAATTTAATATTTTTCATAGTCAACTCATCCAACGTTTCAAAATTCAAGTAAATCAACATTTTCGCATTAATGAAATTATTTTTAATGGCCACATAACTGATAAAATCAACGACTTCTTTCAAATCAAAATAACGAAGAAGTGTTAAATAATTCTCGCAATTGGTTGCGATTTGTTTGACTTCTTCATATTCTTCGCTCATAAAATGCGGTAAAACAACGTATCCATTATTATTCACAATCGGTATTGACTTTTTACAATCGTGACTCACGATGTTATGAACTCTTGTATCCGGAAATTTCTCTTTGAAATCTGCAATTACCTCCGTTAATTCGTGTAATTTCGGTAAAGTTGCTGAAGAAAGAACCATATTTGGAATTAAATTCTCTTTCCAGTTCTTATGAATGATTTCGTGGATTTCGTGATGTTCATAATCCATTGTGATGGTCGGTTCATCCCAGTAAGTAATAATATTATGTTTTTCATTGAAAGAACACATATAATACATTGCCGGTAAATACGACTTGATATCACAAATAATTATTTCCACTTTTTCACCGACACTATTATCCACTTTACGGATTCCACCCGTACGCCAATCTTTGGTATAATCTTTCGCCGCAAAATAATGGAGACGAATATCTTCCGCAGAACCACATCCAAAAGCGAATGCTATTTTCTTATTCATTGAAATGGCGGATCTGGCCAAAGAAATACCTACGTGTCTTGCCGCACAAACAAAGATGATTTTATGACTTTCGGAAAGTGCGATCGGTGTCAGCGTTTTTCCTGTACCGGTAGGTGCAATATAAAGAACTAGATTTTCTTGTAATCTATTCGATGGTTGATTGAAAACCGTAAATATTTCTTTTTGGTGTTCATATAATATCATATCGGTATATTTTAAAAGATTTGTGTTTTTCTCAATATATTCAACCGCATTTTCCAAGATAATAAAGATTTTGATTTTTTCTTTATAATAAGCGAGTACGAATTGAATGATTTTTAAAATAGGTCGATTTAAATGTTGAATATTATTTTGGATGAGTTTATAAAGAGTAAAATAATAGAATTCAAATTGGTGAGTGACAATGGGTTTTTTTTGTATCTGGTGCTTTTTTTTCAGTTCTTTTTTTTCGGTTTTTTCATTTTTTTCTTTTTGGCAACAAGATAATAGTTTTTCTAGATGATCTATTAATACGTTTTCATAAATATCTTCTTTAGAAAGACTTTCTTCTGTATTTTTCTGTAATCTTATGGAATCGGCTTTTTTAATCGTTATATTGCTGTTTATATTTAATTTTTTATATTCTGCGACTAATTCAGGGTCTTGAATGATCGATTCTATTTTCCTCAAGAAATATTTATTATACAAATAATCTTCCATCGATTCCGTGTATTCGATTTTCAAGAATCCAAAGAGAGAAAGATGATGATTTACTCGAATATTTACTTGACGATATCCGTCAATAATCAATTGCAGTACTTTCTTTTCTTCTTGTGAAATGGTGATTTCAATGGATTCCCATTCGGCTTTGGTTAATTTGCGTTGATTTAAATCCATTTTGATAAAAAGTTTTTAATAAAGTTAATAGAAACTATGTACTATAAATATATGATTTTGTTTTTAAATCAATTTTCTAGTAGGGGGACGGAAGTCCCCCCTACGACCCCCACCTTGCTTTTTATTAGATATTTTGGCGCGCGAGTTTCTACAAAAAAAAAGACAATTATATTATGCTACGCAAAATATCATTGTAGAAATTGTTGTACATCCCGCGCCAAAACATTAAATTTTCTTTTCCCGAAGGGCAAAGGGAGGGGTCATAGGGGAACCCTCATAGAACCTACGGTTCTATAGAGGTTCCCTTAAAATTGAAATGTTTTTTGTCTTTTTAGAAAAGAATATAAAATTAAATTCATATAAATAATACAAAATCAAAGAAATGTCTAATCAAGAAAACGAAGAATACTCTTTATATTTTGACGGGTGTAGTAAAGGAAATCCAGGTTCCGCCGGGGCTGGTTTCGTTATTTATCAAGGAACTAGAGAAATCGTATCTAAAAGCGAATTTATCGGCGACAATGAGACAAACAATGTGGCAGAATATCACGCGCTTGTGATTGGATTAAAAAAAGCATTATCTTATGGGATTCGCCGATTAACGGTGTATGGTGATAGTTTGTTAGTGATTAAACAAGTCACTGGAAGATATAAAGTAAATTCTCACAATCTAAAACAATATTATGATTATGCAATTGAATTGGCAAAACAATTTGAATTGATTCGTTTTGAACACGTCCTTCGAGAGAAAAACAAACGTGCCGATGAATTGGCGAATCGAAGTCTATCTTCCACATCCACTTTTTAATCCACTTTTTAAAAAAGTGGAAGATTAATAATTTGTTCCATGATGATTAAAAAAAAGAAAATCATTTATATAAAAATTGTAAACTTTATTTTGAATTTCTTCATTATAAAAATATTTCATATCCACATTAAAATCATAATATTCATCCATATCTAAATCATAAACGTATCGTTCAAAATTTTTATTAAATCTTTTTCTTTCGTGACCCATTAAATCAAATTTTAATAATTCATCGGGTATTTTTTTATGATATAAACTTTCAATAAAAGAGTAATCAATATGTTCAATATCATAGATTTTTAAACATTTTGATCTAAGAATATTTGTATTGTAATAACCGCCTGTTTGCGGTTCAAAATGGCGTTTTTCAATCATATTCCAATTATTTTTAATTAATTCATCAACAAAGGTTGAAAAGGTAATTTTATTATGTTTCCATAAATGTCTAAATTCACCATTTTTTTTATACTTCTCTAAAAATCCTGAAATTAACCTTTTAAACGGATTTCTAGTAAAAACGATGGTGGTATAATTTTCAATATCATTTGGTAAAGGTTGATAATCATTTATAGTATGAGTATGAAGATTATTTATAATGGTATTGTTTTGTAAGAACCAAAATATTTTTTTAGCGCGACTACATCCACATTTTGGAGACCATCCAAAAATGACCTTGTTCTGATAATCAATTAAAAAGAACATATATATCCACTTTTAAAAAAAGTGGCGCAAATCTACTTTTAAAAAAAGTAGAGCAAAAATCTATGATATTTTACAAGGATTTTTGCGCCACTTTTTTTAAAAGTGGAAACTAATGATATTCCAAGAGAGAAATCCCAAACGTTTTATTCGCCTTATATTTCAATAAATCCACTTCTTTGTTCGTCGTTGGAAATTCTTTGACTCCATAAATATCTTGTAAAAGCAACCATTCAAATATTCCTCCCAAGTATAAGTGTACATTGAAAAACCCTAAAGAAATCAATTGGGAATATTTTTGATAGATTTTTTCGTCGTTCGTGTTTCTTCCGTAAATAATAATAGAAATGTCTTTTCTACCCTTTTGTAAAAGCCGATTAATGACGGTTTCTTCTTGTTCTGCGGGTAAGGTATTCGGTAATAAACACCTCTGTTCTTTTTCCGAAAGTGTATTGATGAATAAAAACTGTTCAGGATTCCGAATCGCATATTGAATATCTTCGAAACTGATTTTTTGATACGTTGTTTGTAAGGAAGGTATGTTTCCCATTGTTTATTCAAGAAAAAGATTTAAAATACAATATATTTAAATCTTCGAAATATTTTTAAATCCTTTTCCACTTTTGAAAAAGTGGAGCAAAACTGAATGAGTTCCGCTTCTCCCACCCTTCGGGGGAGAGTTATGAATTCAATTAATCTTAAATACTTATTCCCTCTCTTTCAAGTATAATGAGTAGACCCTTTATCAAAAACCCAATGATAATCATTCACGTGAACTTTTGTCAAAATACGATTTCTTAATCCCGGTGCTGATATATTTATATCTCTAGCGGCATCAGCCATATTTTTAAAATATATTTTGTCTCCAGTAGAACAACATACTTTTATTACAGGTTGGTCACTATATTGATCATCTTGACTAATATTTGCATATCTCCATAGAAATCCTTTGCATACCGTTTTATTTCTCAATGCAATTCCAATTGCGGTCCCAGTAGTAAGACCCAATTTTCTACCAGCCTCTTCAATACTTGGATAGCTTGCAATGACCTCTCCCGTATCTTTATTAATTTGGTCAATCGCCCGTTTTGCTTTACGAACAACCGGAACTTCTGGGTTTTCTATTTCATTCACAATGGATGTAATATTTTGATGATTTAATTTGTCCAAGATATCTTTTAATGAATAACCCTTTCCAATAAGAATTTCTTCTATTTTAAATACAATTTCAAAAATAATTTTAATATCATTCAAATCTCCATCATACATATCATTTCCTAATTTGGTCAATCTTTCTTTCAATAAAAAATTCATTATTCTATCCAAAAAGGGATAATGAATCGTTTTTGTATAAATCATTTTTCCAGTTGGTTCGATATTTTTAAATATATTCGTTACACTCTCCAAATCTCCTATTCTACAAACGCCACATTTATATCTATATTTTTTATGTTCAAAAGCATATAATAAATATCCATTTACTAAACAAGTCATTTTACAGATCGATTTTGATTTATTTTCATTATAAAAAACAATTGGGGAAACTTCGCCTAATTTTGTTTCTAATTCATTATTTTTATCCAATAATTTTTTATTTTCATCTTCTAAATTATTTATGATTGATTCCAATTCTTTGTTTTTTTCGATTACCTTAAGATAATTTTCCATATTGTATTCATTTTCTTTAATAATGTTTTTAATCATTTCATCGATTTCTTCCAACGTAAAATCATTGATGGCAAGTAATTCTGTATAATTTACATTATCAATAATGATATTTCTTCTTTTATTTTTCAAAATGGAATGTTGTTTTATCGCATTTTCAATTTGTATTTGATTCGAAACCTTAAATACATTCATTAAACGAAAATTCGTATATGTTTTTTTATGTGTTTCTACTCTCGATTGTAAATGATTTGAATTACCAAATTTTATTAAACGTTCATTGGAAATACTTTTATCGTCGATTAATCCATAATATACACATTGAGAATTACGCGCAAATTGTTCCAACAATGTTTTCTCTCGAAGTAAATCTTTTTCTTTCTGTGATTTGATTTGTTGTTCTTCTAATTCTTTATTTTTATCTTGCAATTGTTTACTTGTCTCTTCTAATTGTAATTTCATTTCATTACTTTCTTCGTTAATGACTTCTTGAATAATTTCTTCCATTTTCAAATAATAATCGTGAATCTCATCCGCCTTTTTTGTTCCTGCTTTTAAACATAAAGTTTTGAACGTTTTTACTGTTAACATAATTTTTTTTATATTATGACCACCACTGCCCTTCTTTTTTTGCTCCTGATCACTCGGCAAATAAATTATGTAATCAATATCTAAATTAAAATGTTTTTCTAATAGATAAAGTGAGTTATATTTTTTATTGAATCCTAACCATTTCCATACATCATCTAAATCAATCACAAAATCCATCTTTTGGTCATAATTTAAAGAACAATAAAAACTTGCAATAAATAATTGTTGGTCATAACCTGTAAATGAGTTGACTACTCTATTAATTAATTTACTATTATAATGACTCGAGAGTTTTGTAATAGGATTCGATTCGATCAATTCAATGATATTTAATTCCATTTATAATCAATTATAAAATGTGTCTTTATATTGTTTTTGTTTTTATTAATAAAAACAAAAATAAAAGCAAAAATAATACACGTTTATGCGTGTTAAAATTCAATTTTAATGAAATTGTACCACAATTTCCACTTTTTCCTTCTTGATGCTCTTCGTTGCCGAAATCGACAACTCTTCCCGCTTCTTTCTCGTCTTGGAATTATCACTCCCGACCACTAATTCCTTTTTCTTTGACGTACTATTTCGACTATTCATATCATTTTCAATGATCTCGTAATTTTCTTCGATGTAATCAATGACCTTATTCTCTAGCGCCCACTTGAAAAAATTCAATTGGCCAATAGTCGTTTCAATAAATGTTTCCGTTTTATAAGGGATACTGATCCGTTCCCATCGACAGAACGGGTCAAAACGACGTTTACTATATGCTTTTAATTTCAATTTGTAATCAATGTACACCTTAAATCGTCTCACGTGTCCGAATTCATCCTTCACCGTATATAAAGTGAAATATTTCTTGGCGTAATTCGTTGCAAACCAGTCGACAATACGGAGAGAAATTTTCGATTCACCCGTGATTATTTTCAACATACGGCTTAAAATATCCTCGTCTTTATAAAAATCCATTAAATTATTCATTAATAAATCATTTTGGGTAGTATAAGTATTCATATTTCGATTTCTTTTATTCAAATATATCAAGAGTATTTAAATAGTTATTATTTTATATTGTAATGTTTTTTATCATTCCTTATTCTTTGAATAAATTCGTACCTTGCGGTTGCAAAAAATCGTTTTGAACTGTAATGTCATTCACATAATCGCTATTGGTTAAAAAGGGATTCATACTTACATTGGCAAACATTTGCCGTTCGGACAATTTCTTATCCGTATCTTCTCTCTTATTCACTTGTCGAAAACCTTCATTTTGTATTTGTATTCCTTGTTGATTCAACATCTCCCACGTATATTCGTCGTGATTCAATGCAACATTAAAAGCATTATTCGCGTGCTTTTCTAATTGTGTGTCGTCTAATACTTTATTGTCGTAAAATTGTGTATCTTCAAATTGACTTTGGTTTTTGACTTGACTTTCACGTTGACTTAAGCCTTGTTCTGAGGTTTGATAATTCCTTCTTCGGCTTCTCTCATAAGGTTCTCCTTGGGTCCATTTCCAATGTATCATTCTTATATTACCTCGTACAAAAAGAAATAGGTAGGGGGACGTACGTCCCCCCTACGACCCCCTCCTCGCTTTTTATCTAATTAACTCGGCGCATAATCGACAATTATATCTAAAATAATATTTCGCAAAGCATAATATTATTGTAGAGAAGGTTGTACAGCCAGCGCCGAAGTTATCAATGGAAAAGCGAGGAGGGGGTCGTAGGGGGGACGTACGTCCCCCTACCCCCCACCTTGAGGACATCTCTCTCGAATGCCTGATCAATATCCATTTTATATAAACAAACACTCGTTGCTAAAAGAAAAATAACACAAACATAGAAGAACCATTTCGAGAGAAAGACATACCATTCTTGAGAATTTTTACTGGAATGATTCCAAATATATTTGAAAGAGAGAACAACCAACGTACAAAAAATAATATTGGGAATATAATGATCCGTATTTTCTAAACCTTCTTCAGGCCGATACTTGGTACAAAACATAATATCACAAATATCCGGCCCCATATTTTTCACAAATTCGCGATGGTGGATTTCGTGAACATTATTCACGTGGAAAATGGAGTAATTTATATTATGAATGGTTGTATAAAAAAGATAATAATAAATCACAATCCAATCATCAATCAATGAGAGAAAAAAAGACCAACCAGGAAACCAGTCTAATACATAATATTTAAAAGGAATGATTCCAGCTATTGAAACAAATTCTAAAAGGACTTGAATCATATGATTAAAAGGAAGATTGAATCGATGATGATAATCGTGAATAATATTATGAGGATATGAATGTTCAAAATGATGCCAGTAATGAATTAAATGGGAGGATACCATACCAATGACAAACGTGATTAAAATGACCGGACGAAAATCACATAAAACAAGGAGAGAAAGAATCAATAGAATCCAAGATTTATAATTAATGATGATTGAATTCAAAATATAAAAAAAATAACGATAAATATAGTCGATCATTTTTCAACCAACAAAAAAAATATATTTTATATATAATTTGAATACATTATTATTGAAGATTTAAAACCGCACCCCCTAATTATTTTTTATATTTTTCTCAAAATAATATAGATGACTAACCATAAGACAGAAGATTCGTTATTTATATAAAATTGATTTAAAAAAATATAAATATAATTAATATATAGAAATAAATGGATACTTCAAAAATGACTAAAACACAACTATTGGATAAATGTAAAGAACTTAAAATTATAAAATGTAATTCAAAAAGTAAAACAGAATTAATAGAACTTATTAATTTGAAAAACAAATTACATGCCTTGAAATAGGCAAACCTTGAAGTTTCCTTTTATTTTATATAGAAAGGTGCGGTTTTAAATCTTCAAGGGTGTAAATGGAAAATTCAACTTATACAAGTTTGATATTGGTCATATCCATAATAATAATATAAAATATTTTTAATGCAATAAAAGACCATAAATTAATCAACAATTCTAATTGTTTTTCATATTCGTGGTCACATTCATAAACGATTCCCATATCCTTGAATGATTTCTGTCTAGCTTCTACCAAACTATTATCTAAATACTTTTTCTCCAGCATCGTTAAAGGACAATCGTGTATAAAAACAATCGACATACAATCCAAAATAATCATATTGAGTAAAACGGATAAATAAAAAATGCGATTACTAAAAAAGAAAACAAAACAACCTACTGAAATAATGATATGATGAATGAATAAATAATAATGACCAATTGACTTTTTTAAAAAAGGAGAGAAAGATTTGGCATATTCACGAATGATATTTCTTGGAAGTACGTTTTTTTCTTCTACTTCTTTTTGTTCATTTTCTTCTGGTTTTTCTTGTTCTTCTGGTTTTCCTTGTTCTTCTGGTTTTTCTTGTTCTTTTTCCATCAATGAAAATATTTATCTAGTTGGATATATTTTTTTCCCGTTTCTTCCTCTCTCTTTTTTCTCTCTTTTCTTCTTTCATTGGATATGTTTTTTGATGTAAAAAGTCTAATTCATTTACAAAATGATCATTGATTTGATTGACCTTGTTATTTAATTTATAAATAGTATAACCCATCATCGTCAAATAAACAAAAATAAAAATGAAAAGAATAATTAAAATACAAATATAACGACGATCCATTTATTTCTTTATATTTTAAAAGAAATAAATTCACCCTTTTTTACAGTAAATTATTCTAGGATTCGTTCTCTCTTTTGACAATTTTCAATTGTTTGGTAAATAAAAAACCGTCTTTTGATTGACATCTTCTTTTTAAATTACACTCTAAACAAGAGAGAACCACATTATCCATATTATGTCCTAAATCATTATTGATTCGGTCGAGTGTCCATTGTTTTCCTTCTCTTACTTTTTCATACAAAACAAAGACCTCCGAAAAACAATAAAAACATTTGGCTTTGGTTTCCAAAAGGAAAGAGAGAACATCCGCATATTTTGCGATTTTCTGTGGTTCGTATACTTTCTTTTCCAAGTCTTGGTGTTTGTAACTAGTCATTTTTCTCTCGATCTGTTGAATGACTAATTGATGGATGGATTTCGTCGATTCGTTTTCTTCTTTGTTTTCATTTGTTTTTATCTCTTTCATCTCTTTCAAGAATTCCATTTGTTTTTCATAAGTATAATCTTCTGCGGCGATATTCCAATTTTCGGCCTCCTTTCTTTTTTTATCTTTTTCTTGTCCAGTTTTCGTTGCTTTTTTTATTTGATATCGATTATTGGTTCCTTGAAGTATGATTTTCTTTTCTTCTTGCATATGTTTTACTATTATACATAATGTTTTTGTTTTTTCTTTATAAATGATTTTTGCTCCACTTTTCCTTACTTCGTTGTAAAAAAGTGGATTTTAAAAAAGTAGCT